TTTCAGTGTACAATTGGACCCGTAAATGATAGAGGTTAATTATGTCAGGAATTAGTTACAATACGTTAGTTACACAAATTAGAAACTACACAGAAGTAGATTCTAATGTGTTTACAACAGATGTTTTAGAAAATTTTATTTTAAATGCTCAACAAAGAATTATGATGGATTTACCTATGGATTCAGACAGATTCGTGGATCAAGGTACAATGGCAACAGATGTAAATAATATTAGAGTTCCAGGAGGAGCTTTATTTATTAGAGGTGTTGAAGTATTTAATGCTACAAACTCAACTGAAAAAGGTACGTGGTTAGAAAGACGTGATCAAACTTTTTTAAGTGAATACGTAGGACGATTAACAGGACCAGAAGGATCAACTACATCAGGTGCAGATGTTACTGGAAAACCTAAATATTACTCTATGTTTGGTGGAGCAACAGGATTATCAGATACTACTTCAGGATCTATCTATTTAGCTCCTACTCCAGACGCTAATTACATATTTAGAATATATTATAATAAGATGCCAGACACATTAGAATCCGGTAATCAGACTAATTATATTAGTTTGTATTTTCCTCAAGGTCTGCTATATGCATGTTTAGTAGAGGCATATGGATTTTTAAAAGGTCCAACTGATATGTTGACATTATACGAGCAAAAGTATAAAACTGAACTACAAAAGTTTGCAGCGATGCAAATTGGAAGAAGAAGACGAGACGATTACACGGATGGTACAATAAGAATTCCAATCGAGTCACCGCCTCAATAATTAGGAGATAAAATATTATGGCAATAACATCAGCAGTATGTAACAGTTTTAAAGCAGAAGTTTTACAAGCTTTACATAATTTTACAGCATCGTCCGGAAACACTTTTAAATTAGCTTTATACACAAGTAGTGCTACTTTAAATAAATCTACAACAGCATACAGTGCAACAAACGAAATTTCTAACACATCAGGATCTGCTTATTCTGCAGGTGGTGCAACACTTACAAGCGTAACTCCAGTTTTATCTACAGATACAGCAGTTTGTGATTTTGCAGATGTAAGTTTTACTTCTGCTTCTTTTACAGCTAATGGTTGTTTAATATATAATGATACAAACGCTGATAGAGCAGTTTGTGCAATCGCATTTGGTTCTGATAAAACTGTAACTAGTGGAACTTTTACAATTCAATTTCCAACAGCAGACGCATCTAACGCAATACTTCGTATAGCATAGGGAGGAATTCCTTATGTCGGTAACCCGAACATTCACAGTAACAGTAGTTAGCACCGGTGGTGGTAATAAATATTTTATTGATGGTGTTCAAACACCTACTTTAGAATTAGTTGAAGGTGGAACTTTTAGATTTGATGTTTCTGATAGTTCAATGGGTTCTCACCCTTTTAAATTTTCAACAACCAGTGGTGGAACACACTCAGGCGGAAGCGAATATACAACTGGTGTAACCACTAGCGGAACAACAGGACAATCCGGAGCTTACGTACAAATAGTAGTTGCTGATAGTGCGCCTACACTTTATTATTATTGTCAATACCACTCAGGAATGGGTGGACAAGCAAACACACCTAACTCTGATTTTTGGGGAGCAGGAAATTGGAGTGCAAATCTTTGGGGAATTAAGGAATCATTTGTTTTAGGTTGGGGTGCACAAGCTTGGAATGATGGTAAATGGGGAGAACTTAATGATATAAATTTAACACTTACAGGAGTTTCTACAACTACAGCGATAGGCTCTGTTTCAGTTACAGCAGAAATAAATACAGGTTGGGGACAAGATGGTTGGGGTGTAGAAAATTGGGGTCAATCTGGACAAACAGTTGTAATAGTTTCTGGTGTTCAAGCAACTACAGGTATTGGAGAAGATGTAAGTTGGGGTAAACAAACTTGGGGATCTGCAACAACTGGTTGGGGTGGTGAATATTATTTAGAAGTTGCTAATGTAATGGGTTTAACAGGTATAGGTACAACATCATCTGTTGGTTCACCAACAGCTATTTCTAATTTTACCGGAACTCTTACAGGAGTTTCTGCAACATCTTCTATTGGCACAATAGATCCTGCAGATCAAGTAATGGGTTTAACAGGACTAAGTGCAACATCTTCTATTGGCACAATAGATCCTGCAGATCAAGTAATGGGATTAACTGGCTTAGAAGCTACAACAACTTTAGGTGAGCCTATAACATCACAAAATCCTATTGTAGATTTAACTGGAGTTTCTATGACTGCATCTACAGGAAACTTAGATCCTGCAGATCAAGTAATGGGATTAACAGGAGTTTTAGCAACAGCATCGGTAGGCACAATAGATCCTGCAGATCAAGTAATGGGATTGACAGGAGTTTCAGCAACTGCTAGTGTATCACCAATTGGAGTAGCTCCTTTAGGCTATGAACGAGTAACGGCTACACAAACCGCAAATTATACATCTGTTAATGCAGGTAATTAAATAATATGTTATTGACATTAACTACAAAACAAATTAAAAAAAGATACTAATTAGGAGAACAAAATTATGGCATCAACTTATACGGCTCTCGGTGTAGAACTAATGGCAACTGGTGAAAACGCCGGTACATGGGGAACAAAAACTAACACCAACTTAAACATAATCGAACAAATTTCAGGTGGATATACTGTTCAATCAATTGCAGGTGGAGCACAGACTACAGATTTAACAGTTTCAGATGGATCAGCTGGTGCTAGTATGGCTCACAGAATGATTGAGTTTACAGGTACTATTACTGGAAACCAAATCGTAACAATTCCTTTAGATGCACAAACATTTTATTTTTTAAGAAATTCAACATCAGGTGCTTATACAGTACAATTTAAATATATTACTGGTTCAGGTGATACGTTTACTTTTTCAGCAACTGATAAAGGTGATCAACTTGTATTTGCTACGGCAAATGATGGAACTAACCCTGATATTTATACATTGAGTTTTGGAGATGTTACTCTTACAGGAACACAAACTTTAACAAACAAAACTTTAACTAGTCCTAAAATTGGTACTAACATTTTAGATACTAACGGAAATGAATTAATTAACCTTACTGCAACAAGTTCAGCTGTTAATGAAATTACATTAGCAAACGCTGCTACAGGTAATGCACCTACTATTACAGCTGCTGGTGAAACAAATGTAAGTCTTAACCTTGTTCCAAAAGGAACGGGTACATTACAAGGAAACGGTTCCGCTTTAAAAATTGCAGGTAAAGAAACTATTTGGATTCCAGCTGCAGCAATGTACGCTCCAACAACTAATGGAGCTGATGCAGAACAAGTAGAAACTACAGCTCTAAGACCTGATATGAAAGTATTTGATTTTGATGCTAGTACACAACAATATACACAATTTACAATAGCTATGCCTAAATCATGGAATGAAGGTACTTTAACTTACCAAGTTTATTGGGCTCCTAGCACGACTAACACAGGAGACTGTTTATTTAATTTACAAGCAGTTGCGTGTGCCGATGGTGATACTATCGACGTTGCATACGGAACACCAGTACAAATCACTGACGCTGGGATTGGAACAGTTGAAGATCAACAAGTTTCAGCAGAGAGTGGTGCATTGACAGTTGCGGGTTCTCCTGCAGCAGGTGAACAAACTTATTTTCAATTATACAGAGCAGCAGCCGAGGGTAGTGATACATTTACCGGTGAATCCAGAGTTCTAGGTATCAAATTATTCTTTACTACTGATGCGGCTAACGACGCATAAGGAATTTAAGTATGAGAGAATTAAAAAATAAACTTACTACAGGTAAGAACACAAAAAATATCCAAAGAAGAAAAGGTAAGTCATTTGGTTATCAAGTTTTAGGATTTGGTTCTGGAGGCTCAGTAAAATTAAATGATGTTGGTATAGATATATTATTAGTTGCCGGAGGCGGTGGTGGCGGAACATGTGCTACTGGCGCTGGCGGTGGCGGAGGTGTAGTTTTAATCCCAGCCCCTAATACAACAGAATTACTTAATCTTAACGTTGAAAATACCATTGTTATAGGTAATGGAGGTTCTGGAGGTGGTTTACAACCAGCCCCTGCTCCAGGTAATGGAGATACTGGAGGAGATAGTACAATTGATTCAACTGCTGGACAAATTATTGCAAAAGGCGGAGGAAGAAATTTTAATCCAGGAGGATCTGGTGGTGGACCTGGAAGAGGAGCTGTGAACGCACCTTGTAATGCTATTCAAGGTTCTCAATCAGGAGTCTCAGGAACTTATGGATTTGGTTTTGCTGGTGCACCAATGCCACCTTCATCAGGTAATGGTGGTACAAGAATAGCTGGAGGTGCTGGAGGTGCTGGTGGTAAAGGCGCTAACGCATCTGGACCTGGTGGAGATCCAGTTGGATCTGCAGGAGCCGGAGGCCCTGGAAAAGATGTTGCACCGAGTTTTCCTGGAATAACTTTAGGAGCTAGTGGAGTAGTCGCTGGAGGCGGCGGTGGAAGTGTTTATCCATATGGACCAAATTTAGTACCCGGAGCTGGAGGTCCAGGCGGTGGTGGCCGTGGAGCTGGTAATCCAACCGGAGACGCAGTTGCTGGAACTGCCCAAACCGGAGGCGGTGGCGGAAGTGCAGGTGTTGATGTTCAAAATTTCAATCCAGGCACAGCTACAACCGGCGCAAGTGGTGGAAGTGGTGTAGCATCATTTAGAATTCCAAATGCATATCCTAATGTAGTAGTTACTCCTGGATCAAATTCTGTAACTTGTACACCGGGTAGTACAAAAACTGCTAAATTTATAGTAACTGGAACGTTAACTATTTCTGCTTAATATTTAAATCAAATTAGTAATTACATTGATTTAAATTTTTCAAATGATATAAATTCAGTATAAAGATATATGAATTTATTTAACTATTACTACTATTTTCAATCAGCTATTCCAGAACGTATTTGTGATGACATTGTAAAATATGGTCATCAACTTCAAGATCAAATGGCAGTCACTGGTGGTTATGGTGCTAAAAAATTAAATAAAGAACAAATAAAAGATTTAAAGAAAAAAAGAAATTCTAATATTGTTTGGATAAATGATACATGGGTTTACAAAGAAATACAGCCATACGTTCACAAAGCAAATGAATTAGCTGGATGGAACTTTGAATGGGATTGGTCTGAATCTTGTCAGTTTACAAAATATAAAAAAGGCCAATACTACGATTGGCATTGTGATAGTTGGGATAAACCATATGTCAATACACAAAATCCACAAGATCCGACAAACGGTAAGATAAGAAAACTATCTGTAACAGTAACTTTGTCTGATCCTAAAGAGTACAAGGGAGGGGAGTTAGAATTTGATTATAGAGACCTAGATCCTGATAAAAAAAGAAAACCTGTAAAATGTAAAGAGATATTACCTAAAGGATCTTTGGTTGTATTTCCTTCATTTGTATGGCATAGAGTATGTCCAGTTAAAAGTGGAGAAAGAAACAGTTTGGTGATTTGGAATTTAGGATACCCATTTAAATAATTATGAAAAAAGAATATCCAAAACAATTACAAATAGAGGAATTTTTTAAATGTCCTATATGGTTTGCAGATGCACCGGAATTTGTTAAAGACTTAAATAAAAAATCAAACAAATACATTGAAGAATCTAAAAAATTATCAAAACCGGCTATTGATGAACGTAATAAAAAATTTGGTGACAAAGGAGACATGGGTAATGTATTTCATTCTATTTCTCTTATTAATGATTCTAATTTTATGAAATTACAAAATTATATTATTGCAACATCTAGAAATTTATTGTTAGAAATGGGATTTAATTTAGATGAGCATAATGTTTTTTTGACTGAAATGTGGGTACAAGAATTTGCTAAAAAAGGTGGTGGGCATCACAGTTTACACACACATTGGAATGGTCATATATCAGGTTTTTATTTTTTAAAAGCAGATGAATCTACATCTCTACCTATATTTGACGATCCAAGACCAGGTAATGTTATGAATCTTTTACCAGAAAAAGATAAAACAAAAGTAACTTACGCAACATCACAAATTAATTATCAAGTAAAACCAGGTAGAATGATTTTTTTTCCATCGTACATGCCTCATCAGTACGCTGTAGATATGGGTTATAATCCATTTAGATTTATACATTTTAACTGTCAAGCAATACCGAAAGGAGTATTAGATGTCGTTCAAAAAAAATAAATACACAGTATTAAAAAAAGTTATATCGGAAGAATTAGCTAATTTTGTTTATCAATACTTTTTAAATAAAAGAAATGTAGCTAAAGTTTTATTTGAAAGTAAATTTATATCACCATTTACTGAATATTTTGGAGTATGGAATGATACTCAAGTTCCTAATACTTATTCACATTATTCTGACATAGCGATGGACACTTTATTACAACAAGTAAAACCGTTAATGGAAAAACACACTGGCCTAAAACTTTCTGAAACTTATTCTTATGCAAGAATATACAAAAATGGAGATGTGTTAGCTCGTCATAAAGATAGGTATTCATGTGAAATATCTACAACATTAAATCTCGGTGGTGATCCATGGCCAATCTATCTTGATCCAACAGGTAGAAAGGGTCAAGCGGGTATCAAAGTTGATCTCAAACCAGGAGATATGTTAATATATTCTGGTTGTGATTTAGAACATTGGAGAGATGAGTTTCAAGGTAAAGATTGTGGTCAAGTATTTTTACATTATAATAAGGCAGGTTCTAAAACAGCTAAAGAAAATAAATTAGATAAAAGACCTTTAATTGGATTACCTTCTTACTTTAAAGGTTCTAAGTTGACGGTATCTAAAAAATAATATAGTATTAAATTTATTGGAGTAAAAATATGGCACATTTTACAGAATTAAAAGAAATGACAGATCCTAGTGGATTTACATCAGACACACAATTAGTGGTACAAAGAATTGTTGTTGTGGGAAATGATATTCCTGCAAACGGTGGAACTTTAGAAGACAATGACATGCATGTTGATGGAGAAACATGGTGTATCAAATTTTTTAAAGGTGGGATTTGGAAACAAACTTCTTACAATAGTAGGTTTAGAAAAAAATATGCAGGCATGGGAGATGTTTATGATTCTGTAAAAGATAAATTTATATCTCAACAACCTTATCAATCATGGACATTAAATGCTGATGATAATTGGATGAGTCCTATTCCTTTTCCAACAATTAGAAATGGAGAAAATCCTGAAGAGTATTTTTATATGATAGAATGGAATGATGCAAAATATAGGGAAGATAATACTAAAGGTTGGGAAGCTAAAAAATCAAACGATACTTCAGACACACCTACAGTCTATGACTGGAATGGTACAGCTTGGATAGCTTCATAAAACATTTAAAAAATATTAAATACCCCCTCAAAAATAAAAAAGAAAAAGAGTCATGGGATGTAGAGGGTATTCTAAAAAATAGAACAAATAAATCTTTTAAATTTGATTTAAGACCTTTATCTAAATATCAAAATAATGCTGTAGGTAAGAAAGTACGTAATATTTCTAAAGCAGATAAAATAGTATTTGATTTAAAAAATCAATGGATAATAGTAGACGTAGAAGAACTTAGAGAATATTCTAAAAAAACCAGGTTAAAACAAGTGTTATTGAAAGATTTGATATTTGAATTGGATTGGAATATAGTGCTGCCTAAGTATTAATAATAAGGAAATTAAATGCTACAAAAATTAGGGTTTTTACCAGGATTCAATAAACAAGTTACATCTACAGGAGCCGAGTCTCAATGGATAGGTGGTACAAATGTACGTTTTAGATATGGTACACCTGAAAAAATAGGCGGTTGGTCTCAATTAGGAGATAGTAAATTAACTGGTGCAGCTAGAGGTTTGCATCACATGGTCAATAAAACAGGTATTAAATACTCTTTAATTGGAACTAATAGAATTTTATATGCTTACACAGGAGATGTGTACTATGATATACACCCCTTAACTAATCCATTAGGTACAGCTCTTACAAATGCTTTTAGTACAAGTAACGGTTCACCTATTGTGACTATTACTTTTTCATCAGCACATAATTTCCAGCCGGGTGATATAATTTTATTTGGTGACACAAGTACATTTAGTGCAATTACAGGTTCAAATTTTGGTGCCGCAGATTTTTGTGATAAAAAATTTATGGTAACATCAATACCAACGGGAACTACTATTACTATTACAATGCCTGGAAACGAAGGAGGAGCGGGAGCAACTACTTCTGGAGGCATAACTTATTTTCAATACTATCACGTAGGACCACCAGACCAAGTAGGTGTTTTTGGTTATGGTATATCTCAGTGGGGTGGTACAACTACAAACCCACAAACAACAACATTAAATGGATCATTAGGAGATAATGCATTTGGAACTGGTGGATCAGGGTCTACAATTAA